TATAAGAGACAGACCGTAAGCGTTGGCTGAACCTCATCCTCCCATCTGTGTTGATTCAGCCACGTTGACGGGTGAGGTATAACATTTGCTCTCCATTGTGCTCCGACTGACTGCTGTTTGATGGCAGACAAAACGGTTTCTAAGTCTGGCTTGTGTTTCTTCCAAGCCGCAACCGCAACGGACTTATTTTCTTTTCTAGGATAGGCGGCCCAAAACTCAGCGAATCCGATAGGCAACGAATCATTTGTTCTTTTTTCTGGCGAACTTTTGACCGTGCGACGGTGTATCGGTGAATCATGAATCAGTGAATCATGAATCAGTGAATCAGGAGGATTTCCACCGTGCTCTAACGGTGAACTAACGGTTACAGTACAACTATCTGAAAATGCAGGGAAATTTGAATCTCGTTCTGTGTGATGCGGGCTTTGATGTTTTTTGAAATTTATCACTTCGATATACCGATTTTTATCAAATTCATATCGATGGATGAATCCTAACCGTTGCAGCACCGTTAAATAACCGTTAACGTCCAGTGATTCACGGTATGGGAACAGTTGCGCCTTTATCCTCATCGGGCGGTCCTCAAGAATCCCGGCCTTGTCTGCCAAAGTCCATAGCCCAGCGAACAGCAAACAGACAAATGGGTCTTGCACTCCAAGAACCTCGTTCTCAAAAAATCCTGGTTTGATGTTCCTGGAGCGAGCCATCATGCGGCCTCTTTGATCTGCTTGGCCAGCATCGCGACCGACTGCTCCCGTACCGCATTTGTGATTACTTTGCGGAGCCAATCTGATCTGCTGATGCCCTGATTTGTGGCCAGCACATCGACCAGCTTGGCCGTCACGCCGTCAGTTTGGACACTCAAAATTGCCGGACCAATATCTTCTGTTCCCATCATTCCACCTATCACCTATGCGTTACAACAATCTTATAACTTATGGGCAAGACAGTCAACACACCCGCACAGCCAAGAGGTCGGCTAGGATTCAAGCCGATTTCTGGATTGTCCAAGAGGGCTTTTTGTTTTCCCTTTGTTGTATGGTTCAGTTTTCATTGTTAATCGCGTACATTAAAATGTGAATTGCATCAGCCTCATTGTGGTCTGATACATTTTTAACGATTGCCCTGGCCTCCTCTACCATTTCTTCTTTTGAAGCATTTCCTTTTCCGCAAGCAGATTTCTTGATCGTCCCAACCGGAACACCTTGATACGGGATCTGATGGTGCTCACACCATGCTGTCAGGTGCGCCAGAAAGCCGCCGTAAGCGTGCGCAGCATCAACGCCGGCATGTCTGCGCACCTCCTCGAAATAAACCGCGTCAATGCCGTATGTGCCGCAATACTTCATGTCAGAAAGCCACCGCTTGAACTTCAGAAAGCGCATCCCGCCGCCTTCAAAACGCTGCGGTTTGAAAGACTGCGAGCCGCTGGTAATCGTGCCGTCGCAGAGCATCGCCCACCCGGTTGTAGTGCCGAGGTCAAGGGCTAGGATTGTTGTCATTTGCATCAATGCTTAATGCCAAGTGCCAGCAAATCGTCATCCGTCAGACCTGCGGCTTTTTGCCTTTCCTACAGCAGCTCGCATAGCGTCGATCGCAGCCTGTACGGCTCTGTCTTCGCTAGTCGGATAAACCACAGCAATCGCGTCGCTTGGCGCGTACCACTTGCCGTCAATCTTCACCAACTCCATAGTCTTAACAGGGCCATCGCTGCCCTGTACGTAGCGCTTGCGCGCCAGTCGCAGAGCGGTTGCCTCTGTGGCGCATACGGCAATCAACACATCGAGTCCGCGACCCTCTGTGCAGTCTGTGTTGGTGTAAGCCACCCAAACGGTTTTTTTATCGATCATTTTCCACACTCCAAAGCGGACAGCAAGCCAACGGAATCAGCGAGCCTTTTCCGTTATCACGCCTGTTCAAAGACTGCCAATACCTGAATTCCTTGTTCGCAAAAAGGCAAGTCTCTTCGCACCCAAAGCGCTGAGTCGCATAGAACTGACAAACGTTGCCGGCGTTGAAGTCAGTGGCGCATGTCGGTTGGCCGGCTTTGTCTCTGTAGCGCGTGACTGGCAGCATGAACTGTTCGTCTGACATGTTCTACCCTATCCGACCCGCATTGAACGCGGCATGATCACGCGATAGTCGCGCATCAGATCGGCGATTGGCACGGAGCGCCCGCCTGGCAGTCTGGCAACGATTCCGGTTAGTTTTGTGTTCGTGTAGCACAGCCTGTAACCGTCGCATTCAATCAGCTCTTCAGGCAGCCACGGGATGATTTTTTCGGGCGATCTTGCGTTAATGTTGTCCACTATTTTCCTTTCTGTTTTTCAACGCACGCCGGACAAATCCAGCCGCCAGTAGCGCACTTTCTCCTGCCGGCAGTCTGATAGACGGGCCGCGCGCAACGCTTACACCGATAAACGTGCAGCCTGACGGTGGCCATGCTCGAAGACGCCGTATTGTCGCGGTACGTTTGCAGCGTGCGCGAATGGCCGCTTAGTGGTTTTGTCAGCCTCATAGGTGAAGCCTGAATTCCGTCGCATCGCGCACAACATCGCCGCGCGCGTACTGGATTGTGCATTTTTGGCAGCGGCGGACGGACGCTGATGGAGACCAGAAGACTCGGCCGCAGTCATACCCAAGGCACTTGCGCCATCCTGGTTTTGTCGGGTCACGAGGCGGAGCAGGGTTCTCTGGAGCCGGTCCCGCTGGCCTCCTGAAGAAATCGGCTCGCCCTTCTTTTTTCTGCAAAACGCGATCTTCTGCAGGATCGCGCTTGAACTTACCAATTTCTTCAAGTTTTATTAATCTGTCATTAACTGAAGTGTCGGCCTTGCCAACCGCTTCGCCGATCCTCTTATATGACCAGTCAAGGTTGCGCAGCTCGATAATCTTCGCATCCATTTCAGGCGTCCAGCCGCGGATGACCTGCAGCGGTTGATCGACGTACAGCGTTGGCGGATTGTCTGGCGGAACAGGCCGCTTCTCGCGGTACTTCATCTGCTCGCAAGGTGGCATCTGGTTAATCATTTCTCTGATGCGCTGCCCGACCGTTGAGCGAGGCCTGCCAACTGATTCAGCGATTTTTCCTATCTGGTAGCCATACAATACACAAGCAAGGTAGTGCTCATTCTCTCTCTGCGTCCACGCAATTTTTATAGGTGCGCTCATCTATCAACTCCCAGGCCCGAGGTAGATGGCGCCAGCGTCGAGCATGTAGCGCAGCTCCGACTGGTATCCGCTCACGGCGGCATTCATCGGCGACATGATCCGCTGCACGATTTCCCGGGCTGATTTCGCTGCCAGGTATTGCTGGTACTTCGGCGCCGACTCGATCAGGTATGGGCCGGCTGGTTTGCGGCACGGCAATGTGCTCATTGTTTTTTCTCCATGAGATTGTTAAGCACCCCGGTGACGCTTTTGATAACTGCGCGCATTTCCGACAGCTCGCGCAGCAGAAGCCGGTTTTCAACGCGCAGCGCTTCTGCATCGATGGCCAGCGCGTCATAGTCCGAATCCGGATCTTCTTCGTCCGCGTCGAACGGCCCACAGCAGCCGACGCTCATGACAGCAGGCCAGATTGTGCGGCCTGCCGAAGCGCGACCTGTGCCTTAATGCGGATCAGCCCGAGGTTGTTAAGCGGCGTTTTGCTCTTCTCGTCGGCCAGGTCGTGGACGTCGGACAGCACCGTATGCAGAAAACGCAATTGGTCCATCAGCCGCTTTGTGTGCAGTTCAGTATTCGCCATCGCTCCGGCCAACTCCCCTCTGCCGTCCATCAGATTTCCAAGCGCTTCCAGTGCTTCAGGCTGCATTGCTTCCTCCCTCCTGTTAAAAAATCAAAGAATGTCGTCTTCAGTCTCGGCCGGCTTCGGCACCCATCCGCGCAGAACGCCGGCAAGATGAACAAGGAACACGGCGCGCGCCATCAGCATCCCGCGCGATTCAGATGTCCGCGCGGACCCTTCCATTCGTGCCGCAGAAGCTTCCATCGCCGATGCGATTGCAAGAATTCCATAGTCGCTCATCGTTGTCCAAAAAAGAAAAAGCCGAGCCAGAAGGCCCGGCTGAAGCCAGCGCGACCGGACGGAAACGCTGGCGGGAGGAGATCATGATAGTGAGAAAGCGATGGTTAGCAGGAGGATCACGATCACCAGAGCGGCGACCGTTGGGACGCTCTTGTGATTGTGGCCGGTGCTCATGCTGCTGTGCCCAGCTCTGGCCAGATCAGCGGCCAGTCGCTACGCAAATCAGCGCGGCGCACTTGACCGCCAGACGCTCGTTCAATTGATACGCAAAGCGCCGGCCCTAACAGTTGGCCGACGCTGCACGCCTTGCGCAAATAGTTCTCGCTGGTTCCGCACCGACCAGCGAACAAGTCGCGCTCGCCAGGAGGCAAGCTGTTGATGTATTGCAGTAGTTTTTCCATGCCGCAAATTTACTTTGCGGAAAGCAGAAAGTCAAGCGAAAAAATTATCAAAAAGTTGTTGACACTCCGATTTCCTGCCGGTAAATTACGTCCATCGGTTCAGCAGTGCATCCCCCGACTCCCGGCCCGGCGGTCCCCACATACATACCGACCGGACACAAGGCCATCTCTGACATGACAGGCGGCCTGCTGCAAGAGCCGATACCGCTGAGCATCCTCAAGCAAAGCCTGCCGTCTGTGATCGGCGCCGATCAAGATGAGTCCGGACCGAAGGCACCGGCAGAGGATGCTCAGCAGCAGAAACACCCGGCAGCAAACGGAAACGCCGGCCGTATCTCCGGCGATACCTGAAAGGACTGGCGCACTGAGGCGGGAACCTCTTGGCTGCCGGGTAACAGTGACCAGCGACTGCAACGGCTGGCGTAACTGGAGAACGAAAGCCCAGCGACCGCCGGGAGAGACCGGCACCAAATTATAGAGGGCTGCAGACTCTTCCGGCGAGAGCAGACAGGATCACGACGAGCCGGCCGAGGTGGTGAACGCGTAATTGCGCCAAGAGGACGCCTGGAGGGATAGCACCACAGAACGGCGTGACGGCCCGGAGAGACGGGCAACCATCAACTATCAGGAGGGGGAAAATGAGTCAGCCATTTTCGAGGTCTTTGGCGATGTTTGCGGCGATTAAAGCATTTGTCGCTGCAGGCTGGAGTCAGCACCAGATCGTCGCAAACCTCGGCGAGTACAAGAGCCGCGGCAAGGGCAAGGGCAAAGGTCAATCATCCGCTCACTGCGTCGCAATCGACCGCCGCGCAGCAGCCAAACGCCGGAACCAGATCGCTCACCGCAAGCACTGCCGGTAGGAGGCGAAATGATCGAATGGTTCATTTTCTTGGCGGCAGTCGTTTTTCCGCTGGTCGTCGGGCGCTGCATAGCGTTCGGAATGGGTGGATACCATGAATAGCCAAGCTATCGATGCGCTTAAGGCGATCGTCGAAGAAGTCGCCGGAGCCGGCTTTCCTTTCAGCGTAGACAGCTATCTGCCGGCACACTTGATCCACGACGCGCGCCAAGTGATAGAAGCGCACGATCGCGACAAAGCTTTGGCCGCAGATATTGCGGTGAGCTTGCGCATTGCTGCAAGGGATGCGAAATGAGCAATATATGGGCATTGGTCGTAATAATCGTCGCTTTCGGCGTGGTCGGGCGCATTGACTACGAGTCATCTTTGGTTACTGCTCAACTTTCGGTTGAGCGGCGATGAGCTATACACCAGGCCCAGGAGATGCAGAAACATGGCCACCGTTTTCCGGCCATCCGCACGACCCTCGCACGCCGGAAGACGACAGCGACGACACGACTGCCGAGCTAATAGCCGAAGTGCGCTGCTTTATTGTTGCTGCTGAGCTTGCTGCCATGAACGGCGATATGGACAAGGCGCGCGAGGCGCTGATTGAGGCCAAATTGTCGATTGAGAACTTGATTGGAGAGGAAGCATGAACGTTTTTGACATTGCTGCCTTTCTCAAGTCCCGCCAATCAGGACTTGGTGGCAGCGACATCGCCACCCTATTTGGGATCAATCCATACTCGACAAAGCTCGAACTGTACTTTGACAAGCGTGGCGAGATTAAACCGACTGGCGATACCAGTCTTACGCGCACCGGCAGAGCAATGGAACATGTCATCGCCGTCATGGTAGCAGAGCGCGAAGGAGCCAAGCTGCGCAAGATCAACAAGACATTGCGACACCCGAAACACGACTACCTTATTGCGCACATCGACCGCGATTTTGTCGGCATCCGCAAGGGTCTGGAAATCAAGAACGTGTCGCCGCGCATGGCGTACCTATGGGGCAAGGATGGCCAGCCAGATGCGGTCGCAGAGCACTACCTGCCACAGCCGCACCACTACATGCTGGTCCTTGATTATGACCTATTCGATGTGGCCGCTTACTTTGGTGGCGATGATCTGCGCATCTACCCGATGAAACGAGATCCTGAAATGGACGAACTCATCATCGATGCAGCGCACGACTTTTGGCATAACCATGTGCTCGCCGGAGTGCCGCCAGAACCAGACTTCGAGCACAAGTCTACCCTGCCGATGCTGCGCCGCATGTATCCAGGCACCAACGGCGAGACGGTCGTTGCGAGCGAACTGGACGAGGCGCTGCTGTATTGGGCGAAAGTCGCAGAGGATGCGGCGGAGAAGGCGCATCAGTATGAAACAGTCGCCGAACAGGCGAGGAATCACCTGCTGGCAGCAATGGGTGATGCCGCTGTTTTGAGGCTTGACGGGCGGCGCGCGATGGTACGGAAAGTGATCAAAAGGAAGGCTTACGAAGTGGCAGCGTCGAGCTATGTCGACGCGAGATTTACCAACCTGAAGGGGTAAAAGATGAACGAAAGTACAGCAAACCCGTTTGCATCAATGGTTATGGCGAAGCAGCAACAAAGCACGGCAGTTGCGAATACAGACCAGCAGCGGGCTGTTGCTGAAGTCCAGGCGGCGATGATGATCGCCCGCATGAACCCAAGAGACCCTATCGCCGCCGTTGATCGTATATTGAACGCTTGCACCAGGCCGACGCTGGCTAATGCAGCGGTCTACAACTACAGCCGCGGCGGATCGGACATCAGCGGACCGTCAATCAGGCTTGCCGAGGCAATGGCGCAGTCGTGGGGAAACATGCAGTTCGGCATCCGCGAACTTGATCAAAGCGGAGGGTCAAGCACTGTGCAAGCGTTCGCCTGGGACGTTGAGACGAACACGCGGCGCGAGGTAACGTTTCAAGTTCCGCATGTTCGCCACACTCGGGCCGGGACCAAAAAGCTTGAAGATCCAAGGGACGTCTACGAGATGGTCGCCAATCAGGGATCTCGCAGGCTGCGCGCTTGCATCCTGGCGGTGATCCCAGGAGATGTCACAGAGGCAGCCGTAGCGCAGTGCGAAACGACGATGCACGCATCTGCCGACATAAGCCCTGAAGGCGTAGCAAAGCTCCTGCAAGCATTTTCGGCCTATGGGGTGACAAAGGCGCACATCGAGAAGCGGATTCAGCGGCGAGTCGATGCCATCCAGCCGGCGCAGGTTGTCTCCCTGCGGAAAATTTATGCCAGCCTGAAAGACGGTATGAGCGCTGCTGCCGACTGGTTTGATGCCGCAGATGATCATGGCGATATACAGCAAAGCGCGGACAGGACTGCGGCGCTGAAGGAGAAAGCTCGCCAGAGCAAGCAGCAAGCGAAGCCTAGCCAGCAAGTCGCCAGTGCCGCTTACCGGGAGTCGGTGCAAGTGAAACTCGACGCACTCGGGGAGTCCGCTTGATGAAGGGACACTTGCTTGCTGGGGCAGTGCTGTCGGTGGTGCTGGCCGGCTGCTCGACGCTCGACGCACTGAATCCCTTTGCCAGCAGTGGGCCGAAGATGGCTGAACTGCAGCCGATTGAGACCAGGGCCGGCGTGCCGGCTTGTTGCCGATGAACAGCAGCGCGAAGAACTGGCGGCAATCGGCCGGCGTGTGTCGTCGATGATTGCAGAGTCAGAGTCTGCGGCGTCGCAGGCGTAACGATCAACGGGGCGAAAGCGCGGGCTGACGCGCAGCAAGTCGCAGCAGTGGCTTAGATAAGCAATTCGCGACATAGAGGCGCCACAAGCAGGAAGATCAGCACCTGTCGCCCCCACCCAACACAACAACGAAAGGCACCAAATGAGCAGCGTCAACAAAGCAATCCTCGTCGGAAACCTAGGTAAAGATCCAGAGATCCGGCATCTACCAAGCGGCGATCAGATTTGCAACATCACGCTTGCCACGTCTGAAAAATACAAGGACAAGGCATCAGGCGAATACAAGGAAAACACCGAGTGGCACCGGGTCGTGTTCTTCGGCAAGTTGGCCGAAATCTGCGGACAGTATCTCCAGAAGGGGAAGAAGATTTACGTCGAGGGGCGTATCCGCACGAACAAGTGGCAGGACAAGGACGGCAGCGACCGCTACACGACAGAAATAATCGGCGGAGAAATGAAAATGCTTGGCGGCAAGGAAGACGGCGGGCAGCGCGATGCACCAGCGCCGGCAGCAAGACAGCAGGCGCCGGAAGCAAAGAACGGGTCGCCGTTTGACGACATGGACGATTCGATCCCGTTTTGATGCGAAGAGTCATGCAACGCATTAGCGAGAACTAGGAGAAAAAATGAAACAGCAATGTCTTGCAAAAGGGCAGCTTGTGCAGTTGAACCCTGAGACAGTAAAGAACAAGATGTTTGCGGCCTGCATCATGGTAGTGACCGAGTGGAAGCCTTTTGGTGCACAAGGGTACGTGCAGGGCCTTGGGGAAAACTGCGAGCCGGGAGGACAAGCATACTACCGCGCGACATGGGAAGAAATGGAGGATGTAGGCATGGCTGAATGGGTTAGCGAATGACCAAACTTAAAACGCAGACTCCTGAATACGGTGCGATGAAATACGAGACCAGGACCACATCTGTGACGGTCTGCCCTGTTAGCGAGCCGGCGTACTCGACGATGGCGACGAAAATAGAGATTGCCGACGAAGCCGCTGGCGAGTTTGTAGAGGTATCGCAGTCTAGCAGGAGTGACATCAGCAAGATCTCTATCAATCCTGAAGAATGGCCAGAGTTGCGAGAGGCGATCAACCGCATGATTCAGGAGTGCAGGAAGAATTCTCGTTAAAAATCAAAGCTGTAAACATACTTTCTGCGATTTTGAAAGGGCTTCAAAATTGGCTGATTCGGCCTATACGAATCAATGCGTTACGGCTGGATTCCGCACGCACAAATGTCATAAGGACAAATCGAGATGAGAATTGTTATCGAGTATCAAGGCAAGACGTATGAAGGTGAATGCAGCCCATTAGAAAAACCAGACAAATACGCAAACGAGCTTTACGAGCACCTCGAAGAAATGACGAAGCTCAGGATGCGCCTTGCAGGAGGCGGCGTGCTGCTTCTTGGCAATATCGCACTGCAAAGCGCCGCAATAAAAATTCTGCCGTGATTCCGCACGCGCGGATGGCATAAACAGGAGAGGAAATGACAAGAACTGAAGCACAACAAAATAAGCTGGTGGCCATGCTACGCAAGGACGCATACGAGGCGGCGACGATTGCAAAGCACTACGCCGACGAAAACAAGCAACTGCGAGCCTTCGCTCAGTCAATCATGGAAGCCTGGCCAGAAGGCGGCATCGAAGGCGACGATCTGCAGGAGATCGCCTGCCGTCACGGAATGCTGGCGCCGGAGATACGTCATGAGCCGTGCGGGGAGTGGTGCAATTGCAACTGCCTCGGCGACTTCGACAGCGCCGATTGGCAGCGCGGCGTCGAGTGCTATCGGCGGACGGCGTTGCTGACTGGTGAAGCGGGATGAGCAGAGGCCCTGTAATTCACCGAGTTGTTCTTGTCCCAATGCAGATATGCACGCAACAGGAAGAAGACAAAACAATAGCCGTTATGCCGGCGTGGGCCTTGCCAAACGGGCTGATTGAGAGCGGGATAGATCAAGCGTCAGCCATAGAATCACTGCGCCAGAGGATGGCCGAATATTGGGAAGGCAGGAAAAAATGACACGCACAGAGCTTGTGAAAAAACTGCGCGAAACGGCGCAAGTGATGGCGACTGCGGCCGGTTCGCTGAGGTTCTACGGCGCAGTTTCAGCCAGCGCTATGAAGCACGCCGAAGAGCTTGCCGGCGCTGCTGAGATGGTCGGATCGTGGGCGGATGAATTGGAAAAGGAGAAAACATGACCACCTACAAATCCACCTACCTATCAGCCGCCGTCCATCTCGCCGGCGACAATCAGATAATCAACGAACAATCAACCACGGTCAGGATATGCGACGAAGCTGGCGGCGCTTTTGTCTCGCTTACGGACAGCGAAGGCACGACGATCAGGCTCGATCCGGAAGAGCTGGAAATGGTCGTGAAAGTCGCGCGTAATATGCTGAATGCGTTTCATGAAACAGAAAAAGCCTGACCACTGCGCCGGATGTGTCCACCATCACAAAGCAGGCCATCAGAAAGGAAACCGGCTGCACGGGAGCAGGTTTGACAATTGGTGTTGCAAGTACAGAAACCATGCGGCGAAGGCAGTCGGTCGGTGCAGGATGCTTGGCGGGAAACAACTGAGGATAGAAGATGGCACGAAATAGACCCGCCGAAAAGCGGCCCGAATTACCAGAACAGCCGCTGCCGTGTCCGTTTTGCGGGAGCGCCCCTAAAGTGACATGGAACGGTGCCATGACAATAAAATGCACCACAGAGGAATGCTGCCAGCCGAAAACATCATGGTGGTATGACGTGGGGCGCTGTCTGGCTCAATCCTGCCGTAATCGACTGTCCCAGGAGCAGCCATCATCCCATCCTAACGATTAAACCTCGCAATCATGCCATGCTTGGCGATAGCTTCAAACAATGCTCTGTTGCGACCAATGCTCGCTAGCACTCGCTAAGGACCGCTAAGGGCCGCTAAGTACATCTAAGCACCTCTAAAGCCAGGGCCTTAGACTTTCCACATCGAAAAAAAGTTCCAAAACCTATTGACAGCACTGTACATACCTGTACAATGGAATCAATCACCAACCACACCACCAGGAGCAAAACCATGTCTCAATTTCAAATCTCTCATACAGAAACAAATACGGCGCGAGGTTTGCCGTTCGGGTCGTCAACAATGAATTGGACCCGCCGCGAAAGCGGACCATTTGACACGCATGATGAGGCGCTACGGGTCATGGATGAAATGAAAGAGACTGCGCGCAAAAACGGATGTCACGAATATGCGGACGCCCTTCACATCGAACACGAATAGAAGAAGCACCATGACCACGCTAATTATTCTTGAAGAAGACGCAATCATCATGGACCAATCGCCTGTATTTGCGGCACGCGGCGGACACCGCGAAGGCGCAGGATCAAAACAAGCCACGTTGAACGCCAAGCGCAGCGTCTGACCCCACCAACCCTTCGTGCACAACTGCTGCGAAATCACCGATTTTTGATCACCAACCAACAGGAGAACGAGATGGGCAAATACCACGCAGGGAAAAACGGCAGGGCAATTTGTGGAAGCGGAAGAAGTGACGGCTTCAAGACAGTTGTTGTTGGAGCGCAGGAATGGAACGCAATAAGAACTGATAAGCGCTGCTTGAAGTGTGTAGCGGCCATCGCTGCAATCCAGTATCAAAAATTGAAATCGGCCTAATAAATGGTCGATACATCAAAACTGAATTTAACAATGAAGACAGAATTAATCAACAACTCGATGTGATTTTAGACGACCTTGAATCAGGAGAATAGACCATGTACCCATCACCCATTCTTGCGCTACCGCGCGGCGGCCGGCGCGAAGGCTCCGGCGCCAAGCCGAAGCCACCGGCAAAAGTGGCGTCAGTCAGGATTGTGGCGAACGTCACACCGGCTGAAGCTCAGGAATGGGCCAGGCGCGGCAGAACGGCTTGGCTGCGGGCGGAGTTACGCAAGCTTGCCAAACCGGACAGCCAGTAGCCATCGGTGCCAAATGCGGTTTTTTTTCGTTGGCCGACGAAAAAACTCTTGACTTTCTTCGGTTATCCTGTACAATGTAGTCATTCGATCAACAAACACAGGAGAAGCAAAATGAAAACCGAACAAATACAAGCCGCACTCGAAAACGTCCAAGCGGCAGACCGCGTTGTTCAGAAGATGCATGCAGATGCGGGGTTTTCGCCCGCCGAAAGTTTGAAGATGCGGATCAAGATAGCAAAGAAAAACCTGGCTGCCGTAACCCGGCATGAACGGAAAACAGAGCCTTACCGTTCGCAATGGCAAGAGCGTGTTGAGGCATACAAGCAGCAAGTCGCGACGCTCCAGCAGCAGCAGAACATCGTCGATGACGACGAATAACACCAAACGCGGCGGCATAAGGTGAAGCCGCCTACTGGCGGCTTTTCTTTTCCTGCTCTCCGACCATGTGCTCATGATGCGCGATCACCTCGTCGCGAGTATCGAACCATCGCACGCTAACAGCCCTATACTCAGTCACCCGATACCGGCCACGGAACAGAAGAACGAAATCATCGAGCGTCCATCTGCGTCTGCGCGGCGGGATGTACTCGACCGCGAAGAAATGCCGCCACTTTCCGGGCAGCGTGGCGATAAAATGAGGCACGATCAGCAACGCATGACTGCGCCGAATCGCCACCGGATAGGCGAACCACGATTTGCCAAAAAACCACATCGCCACCAACCAGCAATTCAAGAGCCGGCGCGGCTTCGTGCTCACTTCCGATTGCCAGTAATGTCTGACGACTGCAGCCAACTGGCCGCGGTTCCGCTGTCTTCCCGTCTGCGCAGAGGTTTGATGCCATGCTGAGCCTCGCAGATACCTTCGATGCGCTCGATCCTCGCGGCGACATTGCCGGCCATCACGTCATCACGGTGTTGAGTCTGGCTTCGAATCTCGGCAATCTGCGCGCGCATTTCCTGCTCGATCGCGCCGAGGCGCGCGTCGACGGCAGACACGGCTGATGCTATCGAGTCCATGCGCTTTATCACCGATCCCCAATACCACTTGATAGCGGCGATGGCGATTCCCGATCCGATCGCCAGCACAGACGACACGATCGGCGCGACCGTGCGCGCCAGCTCGATTTCAAACGGAGTAATCTCTGCTGCCATGTCACGTATCAGGCGTCACCCGGACCACGTTTGTACCATCGGCCAGCAGGTGGGCGCGCTTGGTCTGCGCGACGACAATGCCGGCACCGCCCGAGGTCTTGAATGTCGTGGTAAATGCGCCAGTGTTGTTGCAGTGGACGATACCCTCCCAGTCGTCGGGCACGATCACGGCCCGGTTTCCGGTAAGCACACCAGTCGTTGTCAGGTACCGGCACGCGGCTTGGGCAGCATTCAGGGTCACGTCAGCGGCTGTGACCGCGACACTGATTTTGCTGGTCACATGCGGCGGCGTGATCCATGCACGATAGTCAGTGTAGCTCGTGACCGCAGTTCCGTCGGTGACGGCGGTGTAAAGCGGGATGCTGCCAGGCGTGAAGGCGGTAGTGTTCTTGCTGACGATGCCGGCGCGCGTTGCTTCGATGTAGTTTGTTGCGCTGGATGCCAGCACAACAGTGCCATTTGCAATCACCGTCAATGTGCCGTCGACGACCATCGGGCCGCCGTAGTAGCCCCAGGTGAGCAGCGTAGTGGTCGATCTGCGTCTGCCGAACAGTGCGCAGACGGACATGGAGTTCCACAGCTCGTTGGCGGTCGTTTCCTTGCCGGCCTGCGCCTGGACGACCAGATCGAGATTCGATGTGCTTGAAGACATGCGTTTGCCTCACGAGATTGTTGCCGTTGCCGGATAGCCTCGGCCGACCACTGACGAGAGCTGATAGACCTTGATGTAAATGGTCGCCTGGTTGCTGCCGAAGTCAGTCACCTGCTGCGCCGACGTATAGGTGCAGGATTGAGTCGCGGCGGCGATGGTGCGCTTGACGGTGGCAAAGGTGCCATCAGCGAAAATGTCGACTTCGTAGGCTTCGCTTGTCTCGCTCAGGCCAGCGTCCACCATGTCGCGCCATTCACCGTCAGTACGGCTGCGCCTGACCCACTCCAGGTTCCAGTCATTGGTGGCCACCGTCTTGTAGCCGCGCACATATACAGGGCTCAGGCATTCTAGATTGACGCCGGTGTAAGCGAACGGGAAATCGACATCGGTATCAATGTCGTTGCCGTAAGTGATGCCGCGATACTCTCGGCTTAGTCCGATTGTCGCCGTTGCCATGCCGATCGCTGTCACATCTGTCAGGCTGAGCGACACAAGCTTGTCGCCGATCTGATGCGTGCTCATGGCCCATTCCGTACCGGCGCGGCCTCTTAGCATGTCATACAGAGTGTATGACTTTCCGCTGACGAGCACGCAATTCTGCACGCCGATGATTTCCCACCGGCCTTCATCGCCATATGCGAAGTAATTTTCGCCATTCAGCACAGCAAGCTCGGTCGTGCTGGACAGGCTGCCGTTGAGCATCGTGACGCTTAGCGAGCTAGCCTTATCCCATACGCGCGAATCGACGGTGCTGATCGTATTGGTGGCAACGCCGACGTCGCTGCCTGGCGGGTCGAACGCCTGGAGGTCGTTCCATGTGGTGCCGGCATCATCAGTACGAATCAGGACGCCACCCGGCCAGCCAGCCGAAACGCCGTACATCGCTGCGAGGAAGCTCGGGTCGGCTTGCGCGGTATGCAGGTATGGCACATCGAGCAGAACATAGTCAGATGCGCCGGCAGAGGCAATCGTGGTCGGGCCTGTCACAACTGGCGAAACGCCAAGCGCTGCCGGCGTATACACAGCCTGACTGGCGAACTTGCCCTTGCACTCCAGACGGCCATCGCTGGTGTAATTGATGGCTGTCAAACGGACCAGAGCATTCCCTTCTGGCGTTTCCAGTGTGACTACATC